CTGACGGCGCGCAATGGGCTGTAGCAAGCTGGCGTGGCAACGCACCAGAAGGTGCAGTGACGCCCGACGCTGAGACGCCCATGCCCGTGCCCGTGCCGCCGTGCTGCGTCGTAGGGCCGGATAGCGCGGCTGCACTGGCGATGATGGGGCTTGCGGTAGTAGGCGACACCTGATGCCCGAGACAGTCGCGAACCAAGTGGCCGCCCTAGCCGCTGTAATGACGCGGGTGGAACGCATCCTTGCTGATGACCGCACCGAACGCAAAGCCGAGAGCGAAGCGACAAACAAGGCACTTGCCGATGATCGGGCGAAGGCCGAATTGGCGCGGTCGGCTGTGTCGGCTGAATTGAATGACATTCGACACGGGCAGGATAACATGACGCGGCGGCTGGATAAGATCGAGCCGGTGACGGATCTGGTCACGTCCCTTTGGAGCAAGATCATCGGCGGCATTACGGCGCTGGGGGTTGTCGGGGCGGTGGTCTGGGCTGGGGTCGCGTTTTTCAGAGATATAATCGTGGAGTGGTTCCGATGATGTTCACACGAAAGTTTATCCGAGCGCAGCCCTTGATCCTTGCGCACGAGGGGGGCTTTGTCGATCACCCGAAGGACCCCGGAGGTGCGACAAATCAGGGCGTCACGCAAGGAACGTACAATAGCTGGCGAAAGTCGCAGGGCCACGCTCAGCGCTCGGTCAGAATGCTCACAGTCGAAGAGCGCGATACGATATATTTCACGAAATACTGGTTGCTTATCCGTGGCGACGATCTGCCGGATGGGCTGGCGTACTGCGTCTATGACGCTGCGGTGAACAGCGGCCCCGCGCGGGCGGCTCGATGGCTCCAGAGGCTGATCGGCGCAAAGCGGGATGGGCTGATCGGACCCGCGACTTTGCAGGCGTTGACAGCACACACGGGCAGCACGAAGGACCTCATAGACGACTATTGCGACTATCGATTGGCGTTTATGAAACGGCTCAAGCATTGGGGCACGTTCAAGGGCGGCTGGACGCGGCGCGTGGCCGAGGTCCGGGCCGAGGCGAACACCTTCGCCGCTGGGGCTATCCCGATCGCGGCCAGTGCCCCTTCGCAGGGTAAGGCGGATGGACCGGACGCGATCACGACGAGCGTCATGGATGCAGCGAAGAACCCGGCTTCCCTTGCGGCGGTCGGGGGACTCCTCGGTAGCGCGGGCACGCTTGCCAGCGGTGACGGCCCCGTGCAATGGGCGATTGGCGCTGTGCTAGTGATCGGGGTCTTGGCGGCGCTTGTGTGGCTGCTGCGGCGCGACAACCGGAGGACAGAATAGTGACTTGGCTCTGGCTGATCACCCCCGCATGGGTCAAGCGCTGGGCGGCGGGTATCGCTGCTGCACTGGCGTTCGTCTGGACCGTGTACATCATGGGGCGCAAGTCCAGCCGGGACGAGCGCGAGGAAAAGGACAAGAGGGACTACGATGAAAAAACTGATGAGATCGAAAAACTGGACCTTGGTCACGGCGCTACTGACGCTGAGCGCATTAAGCGCTTGCAGTCCATTACAGACCGGGCAGGCGGCAGCAGTGATCGACGCTAGCAGGCCCTACGTGGGGCCGTGTGCTGGCGCGCTGGCGGGCGAGGCAATGCCACCTGCACGCGAGAAGTGCTTGCCCCTGCTGGTCATCCTGGACGGGGCTTGACCTGCGGCAGGCGCGCGCCTATCGTTGGTCGTCATCGGCGGTGCCAGCACCGTTGCAGCGTGAAAGCGAAGTCGCATGTATGATGCCCGTGTCTCACCAGTAACCTGACCAGGTTACTCTCAGGTCCAGGCCCCCGACGTGATCCGAACCCTGTTCGAGGTCGCCGGACGCCGGAGCCTCGAGAAGATCATCTCACCCATTCCGCCGTGCGTCACGAGACAGGCGTACTGAAACGCGTCCATGATGTGCGAGTATTTGTTCTTGTCCGGGGTGGGCTTGCGCTGCCCGGCGCGCGTCCTGCCGTACCGGTAGCCCCCACTCAGAGCGCGGATCAGGGTCGGGCAGCGCTCCCGGTCGATAAGGACCGCTGGTCCACCATCGCGAGACCCCAGGAGAACCCCCTCAACAGCGGCGATCCGGCGGTCGATGTCGTTGGTTGGCGCCGGGTATGCGTTCAGCCCGTTCCGCTTTACAACATCGAACGATGTCTCCTCGTAAATCGTGCTGCGCTGTATCCCAGCGGGGTCGCCGATCACAACCACGGGCTTGCCGATGTACCGCTCCTGGAGCAGTGTGGGGCGCAGGCTGCGGGCCAGCTGCAGCTCGAGCCCGATATCCTCCGCGATGATCTCTTCAAGTACGAGCAGGCGGCCACGGTGATCGGGCTGGCAGATGATCGCGCAGGGGTCGCGCCCGAAGTCCAGCCCGACGATGAGCGGATGGGAAGCGATCGGTTCGAGATCATCGGCGACATGCCAGTGCTGCCTGAAGGTCTCCCGGAACACGGCGCTGCCACTTGGGTCGTCGCCGTATTGCGCATGCACGTAGCGCTTGCACCAGTCGGGCGTGTTTGACCGGATGAACCGCTCGTAATAGGTGCGACCCTGCGAGATCCTGATCGGATCATCAACAGCCAGCTTGAGCGTCTCCGGGTTCTGGGTGAGCCACTCGAGATTCTCCGCGGCAGCTGACATACCTGAGGGCTGGATGAAGATTTGCCAGTCGGGTGGAGTGTTGATCGCCATGAGTTCGTGCCAGGGGGTGCCCTCTGCGGGCATGTTGGTGTCGGCGATGATCCCCATCCAGCTCGCACCGCCCAGGTTCGCCGCCGGGTATCGGCCCACACGGCCGGCAAGCGGGGAGACGATACCCACATCCATCTCGATGCACTCTGACATCCACGCACCGGTCAGCTGCATCGAGAGGAGGCGTCGCTGGTCGGTCGGGTCATCGAGGGGGATCAGGAGCCACTCCGAGCGGATGTCGCCCACGCGGATGTAGACCGTGCTGTCCGAGACCTTGTATTCCGCCACCCCGTCGAGCCAGGCGGTGATATCCTTGAGCACAGTGTCCTTGAGCTGCTTCAGGGTCTGCCGGACGATTGCGAATCGGGTGTACCGATATCCGTCGGGCGCGGGGGTCTGTGCGCATGCCCGGCGAAAGATTTCAAAGATGCAAGCAGTGGTCTTTCCGGAGTTACCCGTCACGAATACAGTATCGTTGCACCTCGCCACAAAGTAACCGGTCGACGTGGCAAAACAGTATTTACGGCCATCCGGAGAGACCCGGGAGCCGATGCGGGTTTCGGCGCGGACCATGGCCCGGTTTTTTATGTTGTCGCCAGTCCTGATATTGACCGTGTAGATCGGCTTCCACGCCCGGTTGCGGGGGTCCTTGTATATGGAGATGACGGCCCGGCGGCCGGTTGCGTGCGCCGCGTACTGGATGGCGTCCGCGTGCGCCTTGTCGGATCCCGTAAAGCGCTTTTCAGCATGCGCGTGCAAACCGTCCCAGTGGTCGAGTTCGTCGAGCACGATCGCCAGCTGGCGGGGGGACAGGCCCCACACAAAATCCATGGATTTACTAGGCGCATCCCAGCGAACCCAGAAGGTCGTCTCAGTGACGCGGCTGGTAGAAGTCGACTCCTTCCACGCCATGCCGCACAGCGGGAGCATAGCCCGGAGACGGTCTTTCTTGCGGTCTTTACGAACGATAATCTTGACTTGCTGCCCCGCTTTTGGGGCGCGACCGTCCGCGCAGAACATAACCCTGAAGCGGATCATGCTGTCAGTGATAGGGGCGTCTGGCTTGGATATGCTGAACGCTGTCGGGATGGTGCGACGTGAGGGCTGCCTTGCCATGGCGGCTGCAGTGCAGGTTTTTTCAACGCCCCTGTAATCCAGGTAGAGCACCTTATGCTCTGAGGACAGCTCCATGCGCAGGCTGCCGCTATCAAAGACATGGAACGGTGCATCTGCGGGGAGGTCCACATATTCGGCTGCCTCGAAGCTGACTTGCCCAGCGTTCCAGACTGCGACCTGATCCCCGGGCAGCCATGCGTCCATGCGTTTCCAGCCGGTCGGGGTCAGGAACTCGCTATCGCCTGGAAGGCAGCCTACGGGTCCTGCGATGAGACGCCCGAAACTTTCAGACTTCATAAAGCGCGCGCATGTCGCGGGGGCGGTATAAACGATTGGGGTCATCAGTGCACCGTTGCATAAACGAAGTTGCGGAGGTCGATACTGTACCAGCCCGTCTTCTCGGACCCGGCAACGCAAGAGGCGGCGATATCTGGATCGCAGTCCTCCCCCATGCCGTCGAACCAATGCGTCACCGGGACGAATTCCCCATTATCCAAGCCTGCGAGGCGCGCACCCCGGTTGATATATAGGACGTCGGGCTTATTGGTCATAGCCGGTCCTCTCCAGAGATATACGGGGTGACGTCCTTTTCGATGCGGACTTGCCGGTCCGCGCCCAGGTTGATGGTCACCGACAACCGCTCCCCTGCGATAGAACCGTCGACGCCGCCACCGCCGATTCCCGCGATCCGGGCGATCGTCTTCAGGACTTCGGTTTTTGCGGGGAGGTTTTCGTTCTGGTCGTGCAACCGGGCGAAGAATTCCGGGAGGGCTTCCTCGAGCATGGACATGGATTTCAGCTTGATGCGCTCGCCGGTGTTTATCGCGCTGTTCCACTCAACGATGAACTGACTGAGGTATTTCTGGAACTGCTCATTTTTCGAGATCAGCTCCCACTCTCCTGCGGGGACCTCGTGCGACTTGAGAATATCCTCGATCGACCGGATATCCATCGAGATCTCTCTGGCGAGTTTCAGCATGGTCAGGTCGCCGCTGCTCGACTTCATATTTGTAAGCACGATATCCTGCTCCGGCATCGGGGGGCTCTCCTGCAATGAACGGTTGCCTTATGGCCTAGATATACGCTATCAATGCCTCGTCCGTCGAGAGCGAGAATTTAATATGGTCGAAGTGCTTGGGTCAGTCCTCCGGGTCGTCGGGCCGAATGAGCTGGAAGCCTCTCTGAAGGCACAGGACGAACGGCGCTTGGCCGAGGCCACCCCAGCCAGTAACGACATGTCAAGCCTGGGTGGGTACATCCGCGGGCAACTCGATATTTTCAGACGGCACCGCGATACTCAGGACTCAGGGTGGTCTGAACGCCTGCTCCACGCTCTTCGGACGTTCAACGGGCAGTATGACGCTCAGAAGTCCCAGGAGATCGCAGCGTTCGGTGGATCGACCGCCTACGCGCGGATCGTGTCGATGAAGTGCCGCGGCGCGTCGTCTTTGCTTCGCGATGTCTACCTCTCACCGGACCGCCCCTGGGGGCTGGATGCATCGGACGATCCGGAGATCCCACCGGGGATCATGCAGTCCATCCAGCAGCTCGTCACGCTCGAGTCGCAGCGGCTTCAGTCCGAGGGGCAGCCGCCGGACCCCACGGCGATCAAGACCCGGATAAACCAGCTCGTCGAAGCGGCCCGCCAGGCCGCGAAACTTCGCGCCGAGGACGGGGCCCGAATTGCTGAAGACAAGCTCGACGAATATCTGAAAGAGGGAAACTTCTACAAGGCCCTCGCCGAGTTCATCACAGACCTGCCGCTTTTCCCGTTCGCGTGCATCAAAGGGCCTATCGTCCGGATCGTGTCGACGGTTACCTGGTCAGGTAACGGGGCCAATGTCGAGCAGGTCCCCCGCCTGATGTGGACGCGCGTGAGTCCGTTCGATCTCTGGTGGACCCCCGGGGTGTCGGACATCGAAGACGCGGCCGTCATTGAGCGGACCCGGCTCACGCGTGCCGATCTGAACGATTTGCTGGATCTGCCCGGTTACAACGTCGCAGCTATCCGTGAGGTGCTGGACCTCTACGGGAGAGGCGGGCTGAACGACGAGCCGGACTCCTCGGAATCCGAGCGTGCGGTTCACGAGTCCCGCGAGAGCCCAACTCTAAATCAGTCTGGACTCATCAACTGCTACGAGTTCACGGGGAACGTGCAGGGGCGCATGCTTCTGGCCCACGGCATGGATGCAGAGAAGATCACCGACCCGCTGCGTGATTATTTTGTCCAGGCGTGGATCATCGGCCGGTACATCATCAAGGTCCAGCTTGCTCCCAGCCCCCGCAAGCGCCACCCGTACTTCATCACGTCATTCGAGAAGGTGCCCGGGACACCAGTAGGCAATGGCCTGCCAGATATCCTCGAGGACGTCCAGGATGCGGGCAACGCCACACTCCGGGCGCTCATCAACAACATGTCGATTGCCAGCGGCCCCCAGGTGGTGGTGAATATCGACCGTATTGGTCCCGACGAGGAGGCCGACAGCCTTTACCCGTGGAAGCGCTGGCACGTCCAGAGCGATCCGCTGGGGGGGAACAACACGGTCCCCCCGATCTCGTTCTTCCAGCCGAATTCCAACGCCCAGGAGCTTCTGGGGGTCTATCAGTCGTTTGTGGCGATGGCGGACGAACTCTCGGCAATCCCGAAGTATCTCTCCGGCGCGGGGACCACCTCCGGGGCGGGTCGGACCGCCTCTGGCTTGGCGATGCTCATGGGTAACGCCTCCAAGATCCTGCAGACGGTGGCCGCGAATATCGACCGCGATGTTCTCGAGCCCCTCCTCTCCATGCTTTTCGACATGGTCATGCTGACCGATGAGAGCCAACTGCTGACCGGCGACGAGAAAGTCCGTGTTCTCGGGGTCGCAGTCGCAGTCCAGAAAGAGACGCAGCGCGCTCGCCAGCTGGAGTTCCTGCAGATAACGGCGAACCCGATCGACGCCCAGATCGTTGGTCCCAAAGGACGCGCGGCGATCCTGCGGGCAGTGGCGACAACCATCGGTCTGCCCGGGGAGGAAGTCGTTCCATCCCGCGACGAGATCAACACGATGGAGGAAGCCTCGAAACAGGCGGCGCAGCAAAGTGGGGTGCCCGGCCACGACGGGCTGGGGCAGAACGCCGCCAAGGCGCAGGGTGGCCAGCAGGATTCCGGTGCATCGGGCGATATGGGGCCGCGCACCAACATTTCAGGAGGTCAGTCGTGAAACCCGTAGTCCGTCAAATGCGCGGCCCAGGGATGAATAAGGGCTTGAAAAAGCCGCGTCATGGGACGATCAAGAAGGTCCCTGAGACGAAATCTTCCAAGGCTGCGCATCTCGATGCGGCGAGAGGGTCTACCCGGAGCCAAGTCGACCAGGCGGACTATTCGAAGAAGAGCGGCTCGTATCTTGCTGCGGCGTTCTGGCAGAAGTAACCCCTTATGAGGACGGAAAAATGAAAGACATGAAATCCAAGCAGATGTCGAGCAAAGCTGGTCCGGCCGTGTCCGGCGGCGGCAGCCGGATGTCCGGCAAGAATTATGTCGGGCCCCAAGTCCCCGGCCAAGGCGCGTCGATGGGCCAGAAGACCAACGCGCCTGTCGCAAAAGCTGGTGGCAAAGCGATGGCCCCGCAGTCCGGTGCAGCCCCCTCGATGTCCGGCCAGGCCTCCGTTGGCGGGCGCAAGGGCAACAACACGTTCGCTCCCGATACCGGGGGCAGCGCCATGGCCGGGTACACCGGCTCCCAAAACGCGAAACCCTGCTGAGGAGCACGACTATGACTATCACGCCGAAAACCAGTCTCGACCCCTCGGACATCAGCGGATATGTCCGGGATGCGAGCTCCACCCGGTCCGGGATCGTCGCCCGCGCGGGCGGGGGCCAGGCGAATGCGACGCTCATTGCGGCGACTTACAACCGAGTCCTGACTGTCGCCACTGCTGGGGACAGCGTGCGATTGCCCCGTGCGCGCCCCGGCGTCGAAATCTTCATCGCCAACCGCGGTGCAAACTCGCTGAACGTATTCCCGGCAACTGGAGACTTCATCAACGCACTGGCGGCCAACGCTGCCTTTGCGCGCGCAGCCGGCACCATGAGCTCGTTCATCTGCGTTCTTGCAGGTCGATGGGAAGCAACGGCGTAATCCCCCCGGGGGTTACCTAGCCGGGTTACCTAGCCGGGTAACCCAACAGAAAAGGAGAGTACCATGAAGGACTCCAAAGCATCCAAGAGACGGGCCGTCGCAGCGCAGGCTGCCGGGTCCAGTCTCCCGGCGAAACAGATCGCCGTGGAATTGCTCCCGAACCGGTTCTCCCGCGCACAGATCACCGGCGGGGATGTTCTCCGCCGGTCGATCAACGACTATGCCAAAGCATCACCGGTGAGCGCCTCCAACGAGGGGCTGGTGGGCTACAACATCCACACGATGGGACGATCGTAAAGCATGCGCAAGACCCTCACCGCCGAAGACCAACTGACCATGCGGGCCGCCGAACTTGCTCGGAGCTCTCCAGAAAACTGGATGCGTTTTCTCGAGTCATTCGAGCAGTACGCCGCCCGCGCCTATGAAAAATGTGTCCAGTCCACCCTCGAAGAACTCCCCCGCTCCCAAGGACGTGCGCAGGCAGCTGCCCACATCCACGGCTTGTTTCGGGATTGTCTTGCGAGCGCGGCAAAGATTGAAGGAAGAAAGACGTGAGCGCCTCCAAGAAAGTTTCCACGATCCTCGAAGACGACCTGCTGAAGGTTCCGGAGGCGGTCCGTGCCGCTGCCCGGCGCGCTGATGAACTGCACGCGCAAATCTCGGGGGCCACCCAGACCGCGCAAGAAGTTACCCCAGAGCCCGCGCAGGATCCCGCCCCGGCTGCTACGCAAGAGATCACTCCAGAGATCACTCCAGAGATCACTCCAGAGATCACGCAAGACCCCGCCCCGAAAAAGCCCGAGGGCGACGAGGCGTACCGCCAGCTCGAGCACCGTTACCGGTCCCTTGAGGGGCGGTATACGACGAGCCAGGCCCAACTGCGGCAGATGATGGAGCAGATCCGTAGGCTTGAAGAGGCCAGCACTACGGCCAGCACTACGGCCAGCACTACGGCCAGCACTACGGCCAGCACTACGGCCAGCACTACTACGGCCGGGGCACCGAAACCCCATGAGGCTGACTTCTCTTCGGAGCTGACACCCGAGGAAATGAGCGATTATGGCGATGACTTCCTCACTGTTGTCGGTAAGCGCGCCCGGCAGGAGTTGAAGCCCCTCATCGAGGGCTATCAGAAGCGAATCGCGGAGCTGGAGAGTAATGTCGGCAGCCGCCTCGAGCGCGTCGACGGATATGTCCGCCAGAACGCCCAGGAAAAACTTGTGGCCCAGATGGATTCGCAATCCCCCAACTGGCGCGAATTGAACACAAACCCAGACTTCCTTGGATGGTTGGGCTTGCCGGATCCGTTTTCTGGTGCTATTCGTCACGAAATGCTGAAGGCAGCATACGCGCAGGCAGATGCCCCCCGTGTTCTCGCCTTCTTCAATGGCTTCCTCGCCGAGGGGGCTGCCGTGGCACCCGCGAGTGTCCAGCCGGAGAATCAGGGGTCTAACCTCCAGAGGATCCCGCTTAAGGATCTTGCGGCACCGGGCAGAGCGAAGGCAGCGGCTGCACAAGATGCACCCACTGAGAAGCCGACTATCACGCGACAGGCCGTTTCCGCCTTCTATGCCGATGTCGCCGCTGGTAAATACCGGGGCAACGACGCGGGGAAGAACAAGCGGGAGGCAGAGATCTTCTCTGCGCAGGCTGAGGGTCGCCTTCGCTGAAACCCTTCTTGAGGACTTAGGAAATGGCTTTTCCAATCGCAGGCTCCGGTACTACCCCGCCCCTTTATCCGGTCGGATCGACCGCCAACGCCTTCCAGGCGAACGGCTTCATCCCTGAAATCTGGTCCGGCAAACTGGTCGAGAAGTTCTACTCTTCGACCGTTCTGGCCGCGATCTCCAACACGGACTACGAGGGCGAGATCAAGAATCAGGGAGACCGGGTTCGCATCCGCACCAAGCCGACGATCACGATCAAGGATTACCGGGCCGACGGCGCGCTTGTCCTTGAGCGTCCCGAGGGCAACGACCTGACCTTGACCATCGACAAGGGCAAATACTTCAACACGATCCTCGACGACGTGATGGAGGTCCAGAGCGATCTGGATGCACTTTCGATGTGGTCGGATGATGCTGCACAGCAGCTCAAGATCGTGATCGACACGGACGTTCTGGCTGGTATTCTTGGCGACGCGGTTTCGACAAATCGGGGCCTGACGGCCGGTCGGATCACGGGCTCGCTCAATTTGGGTGTGACGACCTCGCCGCTGGCGACGGTGGCCCGCAGTCCGGGCGGCGGGGAAGTTGAGATCCTCGACGTGATCTTGCGCCTCGCACAGGTGCTGGACGAGCAGAATATCCCCGAAGAGGGCCGCTGGGTCATCCTGCCGGTCTGGGCGATCACGCAGCTCAAGTTTTCGGACCTCCGGCAAGCCTTCCTGACTGGCGACGCGGTTACCCCGATGCGTAACGGCCGGATTGGTATGATCGACCGCTTCACGGTCTATTCGTCGAACCTGATCCCGAACGGTGTCGGTGGTGGACTTGCCGCGGGCGAGTTTGCTGTCTACGCGGGACATGCCCATGGCCTGACGTTCGCGTCGCAGGTGAGCAAGGTCGAGACGCTTCGGTCCGAGATGACCTTCGGCCAGATTCTGCGCGGCTTGCAGGTCTACGGCTATCAGGTCATCGACAACACTGCGATTGCGCAGGCGATTCTCGTCAAGGCGTAATCTCGGAACAGGAGGCCCCGGGGTAATCCCCTGGGGCCTTTCCCACACCCGCTCGAAAGATGCCCCGTAAGATAACCTCGCAAGGTAACTCCATGCCCCTCAATACAGTCCAGGACTATATTGACCGATCCAGGGGGATCCTTTTGGACGAGGTCGCGCCGTTCCGCTATCCGAATAAGGATCTTGTAGAAGCCCTGAATATGGCTGTCGGGGAGGCCCGGCGACTCCGCCCCGAGCTTTTCCGCACGTTCTTCCGCGCCGACTTGCCGGAGTTCTCACTCTCCAATCTCTCTGCTCTGGTGCCCGTAGACCCGCAATACCGGGCGTCCTTCGTCTATTACGTATGCGGCCACGCGCATCTGCGTGACGATGAGATCGAGAAGGATAGCCGGTCAGCGGCGTTCCTGAACAAGTTCATCGCTCAGATGCTCACCATTCAGGCCTGAAAACATGTCCAGCCCGCACACCAACCGCCTCATGGACCAAGCCCGGATCAACCTGCCTGGCGCGATTGATGGCGCGAT